GGCCATGATCTAAGCCATGCCGAGGTTAAACATTACGCCCATCAGATGGATGCCATCTCCTATATAACTCAATAAAAACAATGTTTTTTCGCTGTTTCCACCCTTTTTTGCTTGACTATGATAAATATTAATGTTATGATAGTAAATAGAAAAAAGGAAAACAAAATGATTTATACTTTACACGATCTCCAAGAACATATTCAAGCACTGCAAAATACTTTTGCTCTCATTGGTGATGCTGCCGGATATTCGGAACAAGACCTTATATCAATCCGACATGCAGTAGTAGAACAAAAAGGAAAATATGACACTGACTGGCAGAATGATCCAGAAGAAAAACTGGCGTTCGACCTTTATTATTGCATAGAAATGGCGTCAGTACTCATAGAAGAGGGCGACCTATCACCAAAAAGACGCCTACGGCTTTACAGAATGGCTACCATGAACGAGGCCGTGCGCGAGATTTGGGCACTTGATCCGTATTGGGATCCAAAGGCATTTCTTGACCGAGAGCAATGGCAGGAACGTGTTTGGCTGCCAAAATGGAAGAAAAAGAGGTCAAAATGAGCAAAGAGAGTGACTATGCATATCTAGTTTTTATGTATGGACGAGAGTTTGTTGATAATGTACTCCTATACATAGAAAACTCAACAGATACGAGAATAAAATCTCCTTGCGCCTACTTAGAATCAATGACCGAAATAGCAGACTATGTAAATCGACATAACGGTACCCAATATGAAGTTTATATCGCAGATTCTGTCTTACATTACGTATGTAACGATGAATCAGGCGATTATTACCACAGTGAAAGAAAAAAAGATGAAAAATAAAACCGAATACAGAAAATATAGAACATTCGACGAAGTTATAGATGATAAGACGGATCGTGTTGGCGATTGCCTCATTTGGCAAGGAGGCTGTCACGCACAAGGATATCCAATGACCCGATGGGAAGGACGAATGGTCCAAGTAGCAAGACATGCCATCATACTACAGACCGGCAGAGAACTGACCCGTAATCATCGTGTTCGTAACACCGTTTGTGGAAATGTCAAGTGCGTGAACCCAGATCACTACGAAATCTTTGACCGTGGTAGTATTGCATGGGGTGAGACTACTGCATGGGCGACGATAGAAGAAAAACAGGCGTTGCGGGATCTTTGGTTTGCTCAACCAGTCCATGTACAAAATGAATGGGGGTCTCGCCGTCGTTTTGCCAAAAAACATGGATTAAACTGTTCTAGTTTGTACAAGATTATCCACAATGTTTTCTCCCTTTATCAACTAAAATAAAAGACATAAATATATTTGTAGAACAAGTCTCTACAACACTCCTGTATCTACTGTTTCGCCGCAGTAGATCCAATAAAAATATACTTTTTATGGTTAAAGTACTGCGAGAAGATTCATTGGGTTAATGCCATTACCTACTGAGTCTTCTCGTTTTTTTATTGACAAGCGCCACACGATCTGATATAATAAGAGCATTACTAACGAGAATCATGGTTGATTCTTTCTTTTTTCTCTGACTACCAAAGCCTCACACTTTCTATCGGTGTGGGGCTTTTTTTGCACTTTTTCCCCACTTATAACCCTTTTTTGCTTGACAATGATAAATAACAATGTTATGATAGTAACATAAGACAACTTTAACCACGGCGAATCATACTAAAAACCCTACATTCTACTACATGTAAACTACTAGTACAACAAGTACAACAAGACTACATGTTACAAATGCACGAACAAGTCAACAGGTCAATACGTATGCTTCGCATATTCTCTCTTTGAGAGAGACATGTAAAACAAACAGGAGAAAACCAAATGAGAAAACAAGTAATAGACACACTAGGCGAATACACAGTCAACATAAAAGACAAACCAGAAGAACTAACGAGAGCAACAGCGGTATATTTGAATCTATTTGATAATGGAGATAGAGAGAATGCAGCCCGCTACAAGTTAACACTGTCCGCAGTGGACCAAATGGGAAATCATCTAGATTGGACCTGCAGTATATTGAATCACTTTGAAGCAAATCAGTTCTATAGATCAGTTCCGATTAGTTTGCGTGATGTACCATTCTATCGTCAGATTCATGAGACAGTAAATGCGATAAAAAAAGAAGACTGCCGATTTGTAAAAAAGCCAAGCGCAGGTTTCTTTCGTTTACCACGTCATAAAGGTATGACGGCTGAACAAAGACAGATTATTCCAAATGCACTGGCGATGTTGTTCATAGAGGAAAATCAGCCGCCCATGGTTGTATTACGATTTATGGATATAACTTTTCACGGTGAACTATGTGAAACTGGTAACATAAAACGCAATGCACCAAAGTGGAGTGTGTGTTTGAAATCTAATAGTCTACAAGATATCACACAAAACGTCAACGTAGAGGATTACTTTTAATGAAATATCGTAAGCGCAAATCACCCGTAGTAATGTGGAATAGCAAGTGGATCGAAACTGGAGAAATGAAAGTAGTTGCGAATCAACGCCATCAAAAGCGAGAGGTCCCAGTTAGAATCTTAGTGGAGATACCAGTGGATGAGTAAGTTTCAGAACAAACGTATAAGGGTGAGACCCGAAGATGTACACTTATGCGAAGATACATCTGGTCTTGCGATCTGGAAATATCGTGGAGTTCATCAGAGATATCTATCACGCGAACAACTCGAACGAATCGCACGTGGTGATCGTCTAACACTACTAACAACAAATGTACTGAGAAAGGGAAGTCTCCAAGATTGGCGAAAAAAAGGATAAAACGCCGATCTTGAAGACTTCGAGATCCTTTTTGGGATCCAACTGTATTTAGACAAAAAACAGCGATTTTTAAAACGAATAAATAAAAGAAAAAGAGGAACAACAATGAACGAAGAAATGCAAAATACTCTGCTACGCTGCCTCCGTCTTGTGAATGGGTTATTGGCCATAACTTATCTTGCAGGATTTGCATGGATGGTAGCGCAGATTTATAACATGATCATGTAATAGGAGAAAATCAAGAATGTCCGGATATCTAGATTTGACAATCAATCAAGGCGCCACTTTTAAGCGAGTAATCACTATCGCTGATACCGACGGTACCGCAGTTAACATTGCCGCGAATACTTTTCGAGGTCAGATAAGAAAGCGGTACACAAGTACTGATGTGCTTGCCACATTCTCTTGTACAATCACTGATGCCGTCAATGGCAAACTCAGTATCGACTTAACTGACGCACAAACATCGGCAATACCAGCAGGCGAATGGGTCTATGATATTGAATGGGTAAATGGAACGGCAGTAGCCAGACTTCTTGAAGGTGCAGCACTAACAACCGCGGAGGTAACCAGATAATGGAATCGAATAAAACTTATAATGTTACAGTAGAGAATGACGGTGATATTCTAGTAACAGTAGCAACAGTAGCAACAGTAGAAATATCAGGTGCCCCGGTTAATATAGGTACTGGTGCGGGTATAAGTGCAGGTATTCTTAATGAAAATCTAGCATTTCGTACAATCACAACAGACTCTAATATCACAGCAACTCAAAACAGTTTAGATGTCCAGTTATCTCTAGCCTCGGACTTAACGGTGTCCTCGATAACAAGTGGTAATATAGTTCCACAGGCTACCAACACATATACACTCGGAACGCCCACCAATGTGTGGGCTGATTTGTATTTGGGCGATGCATCTCTTTACATCGATGGAACCAAAGTATTGGGTTCAGATGTAACAGGCGACATTGACTTTACAACTGATCCAGGACAAAACATAAACATTCAAAGTGGCAATGATGTTATCTTAATACCAACTGCAGCAGCAAGAATAGAATCTACAGATGTTCGTCTCGGTCTTCCTGCAGGAACCAGCACAACCACTGTTTATGGTGAGTTGGATGTAAATGGTGACATAGTTCTTGGTGGAACAACATATAGTGACCGTGCCATAGACTACACAGGTGGTAATACAACAGTCACACTTGATCCCGAAGCATATCTTCATTTAGATGCTGAGACTGTTTATCTTGGATCGTTTGGCGATTTTACAACAATCACTGGTAGATCAATCACACGTGATCTCACAGGTGATGTAACAGGCACAGTAAGTTCAATCTCGAATCATACCACAGATGAGTTAACTGAAGGACTAACAAATGTATATTACAGTGATGCCCGCGTTGATGCACGTATTCCAACAACTGTCAGCAGTTTTGCAAATGATGTAGGATATATCACAGATTATACAGAAACAGATCCCATATTCACTGTATCACCAGCGCACGGTATTACCTCACAAGACCGAACAGACTGGGCTGAAGCATACAGTTGGGGTGATCATTCCCTCGAAAACTATCTAGTCTCCGCGGACCTCGGTGGATATGCAACACAAAGTTATGTTGGTCAACAGATTAACTCACTAGTTGATAGTGCACCCGGCACACTTGATACACTAAATGAACTGGCGGCAGCACTTGGTGATGATCCAAACTTTGCCACAACAGTAACAAATAGTATCGCAACAAAACTAAACACTGCAGACTTTAATCCAGCATTTGATAGTAGATTATCAACTAAAAACACTGGTGACTTAACTGAAGGCACAAATCTCTATCACACAACTGATCGTGCAAGAACCTCTATATCACTCTCTTCAACAAATACAGCAGAGATGTCATATGATTCAAACACCGGTGTATTCTCATATGTATCTCCAACAACTGTTACAGCATCGAACGCAGTTGAAATGGAAGTAAGAAATACCACAGGCACTACAATCGCTAAAGGCGCAGCAGTTTATATATCAGGACATAGTGGCACAGCAGTATTGGTAGAACTTGCAGATGCAAATGCTCCTGGAAAGTTTCCGGCAATCGGTCTAGCAGCAGGTGCTATTGCCAACAATACTGATGGATTAATCACTATTCATGGTGAACTTGCAGGCATTGATACAAGTGCATTCTCAACCAATGATGTCGTATATCTAAGCACAACAGCAGGTGTTATCACCAACGTTAGACCAAGTAGTGCAGACCATGCAGTGCAAAATATTGGTAAAGTTGCACGTGCACACGGATCTTTGGGTATTATCATTATATCAGGTTCAGGTCGTGCAAACGATGTTCCCAATCTAGACCATCTAGAAGTGTTTATCGGTGATACTGTTGGATATGAAAAACGTCAACTTGAAATAACCGATCTCAGTGATGTTGATACTACAACACTAACACCAGTGAATGGTGATGTCCTAACTTGGGACCAAACAAATCTAGAATGGAAACCACTTGCAGCGGCTGGCGGTGCAACACACATCTTCGATCTTCAAGATGTTACCATTGGTATTCCAGGTTCCCTACAAAATGGATCGGTCCTACAATGGAATAGTTCTACAAACGAGTTTGCTCCTGCAACTATACAGACTGGTGCAACGATACTTGATCAACTCGCTGATGTAACTATATTATCCACTCCTCAGCAAGGCCAGGTATTACAGTATGACAGTTTCGCTAATGACTTCCGACCTGCTACTCTACCACCCGTTCCATTCATATTAAATGATCTGCAGGATGTACAGATTACGGCAACACCAAATCATGGTGAAGCACTTGTATATGACAGTGGTTTTAACGCTTTCCGTCCACAACCGGTAGGTGGCGGCGGCGGTAGTTTAGACCAAGTGGCAAATGATGTGAGTTATTTTGATGCATTTGCTCAGTATAGCAGAACTCCAAATACCGGTGATGTCCTACAATGGACCTATAACACACAAGCAAACGCCAATGAATGGCTATTGGTACCAGGTTACACACTAGGTGGTGGCACGCTTGATACTTCAACTGATGTGAGTTATCTAGATTACTTTTCGCAGCAACCCAGACAGCCATCACCTGGTGATGTCCTACAATGGAACTACAACTCACTTGCAAACGCCAATGAATGGCTATTGGTACCAAGTTACACACTAGGTGGTGGTGGCACTCTTGATACTTCATCTGATGTGAGTTATTTTGATGCCTTATCGCAGCAACCCAGATCCCCAGCGGGTGGTGATGTCCTACAGTGGAACTACAATAGTCAAACAAACGCCAATGAATGGCTATTAGTTCCTGCGTATACCCTAGGTGGTGGTGGTGGACCACTTGATACTATGCAAGATGTGAGTTATATTGATATCTCAACTCAGCAATCCAGAAGCCCAGCGCCAGGTGATAACTTGGTATGGGGATACAACGCACAAACGGGCTCGTATGAATGGATTCTTGAAGCCGGCGGCGGTGGTAGTGATACATTAGATGATGTTGTGCAACGTGGTGCAACTACAACAACAACCGCTGTTATTCCATTCCTATACAGTAACCAAGCGAGTTTCCCACCTGCATCTTTATTCCATGGTGCAATGGCACACTCACACGCAGATGGCGCAATGTATTTTGCACACAGTGGCAGTTGGGTAGAACTCTCAAATCGTGATGATGTAGACACAGAACTAGGTGATATATCAACAGCGTTAACCGCAATATTAGGATCTTAAGGAGCAAAAATGACCATAGCACAAAAACTAACAGATGTTAATACCGCAAAGCAAAATATTAAAACTGCCATCGATGCAAAAGGTGTTTCAACAAGTGGCGTAGACTTTACAGATTATCACACTCTTATCGGACAAATCAGTTCAGGTGGCGGTGGATCAACTGATGTAGGTGGTGTACCACCTCTCACTACGTCAACTTATGTGAGAAACCCAGACTATCTCGCAGATTCTGGATTACAACCCGCAGTAGGCGAAATACGAATGTTGGCTCTGATCTTAGATGAAGCATACCAAACTGTGACATTTAAAATGTATACGCCCAGCGTTACAAATGATATCCAGATTGATTGGGGTGATGGTAACACCGGAACTTATACGGGTGGGGCTGCTAATAATATTGAACACACCTACAACTACTCAGATTTACCCGCCAGTTCTACGACATCAACAGGTGAACGTCAAGCAATCATCACATTAACAGAATCAGCCACGAACGGTTTTACTCTATTGGACTTTAATACGAGTCCTCCCAGTTGGGAAACATCGGCATCATCAACATATAATAATGGACCGATCGTAGAGTTTTATGGTAATAGTGCAACTCTTCAAGAGGTCAGGTTCTACAATACCCAAAGAGGCCAGGCTATGATGGAATATATCCAACTAGATGCACATGCTGATGGGTATTATTTTCGCAACGCATTCGCAAACTTGCGCAACTTGAGAAAAGTTAAGTTACCGGGTCAAGGTGTCACCAACTACACCACCTACAATCAAGATACATACGGGACGTTTCAAAACTGTTATTCACTCCGCGAAGTCGATGGATTCAACACAACTGGGCGTTTAGATATGGCATCCATGTTCAGTCAATGTCGCACATTAGAAGTTCTAACCAACTGCACGTTGGACTTCACTAGTGTAACTAAAACCACAACAAGTGCGTTCGCTTCATGTCAATCTCTTCGCTCGATTCCTCTACCTACAGGTGTCACCGAGATTGATCTAACAAATATGACAGGAAACAGCACAACCAACATGTTTGTGGCATGTTACGGTCTCGTTGAACTTCCACCAATCAGAATGAGTTCCACAGTTGTAACAACCGGCAGCATGTTCCAAGGGTGTACAAACCTCGCAGGTGGAGTTGAACTAACATTTCCAAATGGATGTTCGGTTGCTAATACGGCGTCGATGTTCAACAACTGTGGAGCAAGAGAGATCAACTTAGATTCAACTTTCGACTTCTCTGCAGTTACAACTTCAGATTCAATGTTTAGATCATCTGAAGCATTAACACGTATAACTGGCCTAATGAATATGCCCAACGTGGAAGATATGGATTATATGTTCTCAGACTGTTATTCATTGGTTGACCTTCCCCAAATACAAAACACCGGTAAATGCTATAAGTTCCAATACATGTTCGAATCTTGCAATGCATTAGAAAAGTGTGATATCGATCTAGACATGTCACAATCAACACGCCGTGCCGCTGGTAATGACACGAATATCACTCATTACGGAATGTTCCGTGACTGCTTTTCGCTGTTACACGCTCCAGCATTCTTATCTAACATGTGGCGCGGTTACCGTTTTGATTACATGTTCTACAACTGTTATTCACTACGTTCAATCCCAAGCATGGATCTCACATCACACACAACCACTATATCCACACGTTATTTTGCACAAAACTGTTATGCACTCCAAACGGTTGGAACACTAGACTTTACAGGCGTAACTAGTTCAACACAGGCAAACAATATCTTCTTAAATAACTACAACCTAACCAAGATGGATATAAGTCTACCAGATAAACGTTCAATCTCATATCTAAACACTGCAAAGTTATCAGCAGCACAACTGGATAATCTTTACACAAACTTGCCCACTACTACTACAGGATGGACCCTGACAGTAAGTGGAAATCCAGGATACGCTGCATCTAATCCCAGTATAGCAACTACAAAAGGATGGGTGGTAAGTTAGTATGATACAAACTAAACTCCGTAATACAGACGTGTCCGGGTCAAGTGATCCTGATACTGCACTGGAAATAGCAATGATTAAAAAGGATATTAGTATTATTAAGGACAATCATCTTCATCATATAGAAAAAGATGTCAATGAAATAAAAAAGAATGTGGATCGTATTGATTCAAGATTGTGGTGGTTTGCTGGAATAATCATAGCAGCCACCGTAGGACCGCTGTTAGCGGGAATGTTCGTATAATATACCTAACCAAGGGTAAATGGGAGAATCAAATGGCAAGACCTAAAAAGGAACTTGACGAAGAACTACTACTAAAGTTAGCACAGTTACATTGCTCAATGGCAGAAATGGCTGATATAATGGGTGTATCAAAAGACCTGTTGAATCGTCGTTATAAGTCAGTAATAGCCAAAGGTAAATCACAGACTAAAATGAAACTAAGACGTAAACAAATCGAAGTGGCAATGTCGGGGAATCATACGATGTTGATCTGGCTTGGTAAAAACATGTTGGGTCAAAGTGATACGCCTGTACAAGAAGATGATGTAAACATCTTACCATGGTCGGATGATATAGATGGGGCTTAATAATGCTCAAACTGCTGTGGCATCTAGTGAATCTAGATTCCGAACGTTTGTCGCTGGCAGACGAACTGGTAAAACATTCTTATCAGTCCGCGAACTGGCACGGTTTGCAAGACATCCGAACCGAAGAATCGTTTATATTGCACCAACATATCAGATGTGCCGTGATATTATATGGAAAGATATTCAGACAAAACTGAATAGGTTAAACTGGATAGCCAAAACAAATGAAAGTAGACTAGAGTTAACTCTTGTGAATGGATCTACTATAAGTTTACGTAGTGGTGATAATCCAGATTCACTGCGTGGTGGTGGTTATGATTTTGTGGTATTTGACGAAACACAAGACCTTAAACCAGAACTATGGTATGAAGTTGTTCGTCCAGCATTATCGGCACAAAAGCCACCAGGCTCAGCATTATTTGCAGGAACCCCAAAAGGTTTTAACTGGTTTCACCAACTATATTTACTGGGAAAGAATGAAGACCCCGATTGGTCTAGTTTTCAGTTTACAACCCTTGAAGGTGGGCAAGTCCCAGCCAGCGAGGTAGAAGCCGCGAAGCGGGATCTTGATGAGAGAACCTTCAGGCAAGAATATATGGCATCCTTCGAGACATACTCAGGAGTAATCGCTTATAACTTTAGCGACGACCATATAG